CTCTATTCTTTTTAGACTGTCTAGGTATTGTGATATCCTGGCTTGGATGAGCGTATAGCATGGACCTTGGCATGCTTGGGGCTAGAGAGTTGTATCTCTTGTTCACAGTGAAATTGTGCATATAATTGAAAGGAAGCCCATTGAGCACACCTCTATGCATAGCATGCCTTCCTTTAACCTGGAGGGATGACTGCCCAGCCATGTTATCCAAAAGAGAGAACAGAGTTTCTAAGAAAATGTACTTTGAGAGATATGTGGGGCAGTGTCTGTCTAGCATAGCTCTGATACGATCTGTGAGCCTTAGTTGGCGTTTTAGTGGACTCACTAGTGAATTATGTATTTGTTCTACAGGTTTTTTAATGTATGACGTGTAATTTAATGTTATTAATGACAAAATGTCTATCTGCAAATGTGAGGCTGGTCTTAAGGATGTCTTAGATATTTTGCTCTTGGTGCATTCTACAGTTGGGATCATGTCGTGGTATGAAAAAATGGAGTCAATAAAATCTCTCATAAAGCTCTCTATCCCTGCCTCTTTTACATCCAATACGGATGGTCTATATGTGTTTGCCAAGCTATATTGCAATCGGGCTGTCACAACATCACAAGGCACTGCATTTGGTAGAATCTTCTGAGCTAAGGGACAGTCATCCATCTTGACATTTAGCTCTCTGATGATTTTGGCTCTTTGTATGTAGTGTGTCAAAGGAACATGATGAGCAGCAGGAGCTTTTCTTAGCATCTGTCCTCTCAATGTAGATTTAAGACCCATCCTACTGTATTCATTTGCTTGAGATGCAAAGAAGGTAGCATAGGTAGAGTATGTCTTAAATCTAAAGGCAGAGAATGTGTCTGATTTTTTATATAGTGCTATTGATGATGTGAGAGGGTCCTCAGAAGAACAAATTGTGTGCTCATGCATAGGCTTTGCATCAATGCAAGAAGACAGTGTCCTGATGACGAACATGCCCCTTTCAAAGTCTGATAAGCAACCCCATCTTCTCATCATCAACTCTAGAGAGAGGAGATATATCATATATGACTCAACCAGTGAGCATCCAGAGCCACTAGCTGATGTGAAGCGCGAGAGGCAGTCCGCATGATCGCCGTACATGTTGTGGTTTATGTGTGATGCTACCAAGCCCATTATCTGCTTGGGCGTATCATAAATGTATATGCTGTCTTTCTTTGTTATCATCTTCTTGCGGCCCTGAGTCTTCACATCACCTATTATGATAGACATTGAGTTGAAATCTACAAAACTCTCAGAAACAATGTTTTTGTATGGTGATGGACTTATGGATGCAGGAGCATAAAAAACCTCTGTGTGCTTGAGCATTTGAGAGACTAAATTTCTGACAGGTCTGGCCACTCCTTTGTAAATGATGGTAACATCGTCTGATGTAATTAACGCCTCAACACGCGGCTCAACTTTAAGTCTTTCATATATAGAAGCTTTATGTAGCTCTATCATCTCTTTGGTCAAGATACTATGATATAAAGATGAGCAGTAATGAAAGATGCCTTCCCC